CGAGTTTGGTGATTTCAAGGTTGGTAACTTCGTTACTATCTTCAACAGAACTGGTGCTATTAGTTTCGTTGGTACTGTTAGTATCTCCGAACTGTCCTCCATTAAGATTGTTGGTGGTGCAATCACTATTACAGGTTTCTCCGATGATGATAACCTGGGTGGCACATTTGCATCTGATTCACTGCTGCCAACACAGGCATCCGTTAGAGACTACATCTCCAACAACCTTGGTCCATACCTGAACCAACCATATTCTACCAACGCTGTTCCTTCTGCGCTGGTTCAGTTGACATCTTCAGGTAAGATCAACATTGACCAGATCCCTGCTCTGCGTCCTTTCAACATTACATCTGTCACATCTCAAGCAGAGCGTCTTGCTATTGAAGATGCTAATGCGGGTGACATTGCTATCGAGACAAGTGCAACTACATTTAGCGTTGCATCTGGTTCTGTCAATACTAGCACAGATGCAATTGCAATCCCTGGTCATGGAACAAATGATGGTGACCAATTAACATATGGTTCTGGTACTAGTGACATTGGTGGTCTTGCTGATGGTAATGTTTACTATGTTATCAAGGTTGATAACGATAACATCAAACTTGCCACTACCGAATCTAATGCAAATGGTGGCAGTGCAATTGATCTTCTCACGCAAGGCGCAGGTACACATACATTTACCACACAAGGCACTGCAATCTCCTACATCTTGGAGAATGACCTTGAAAGTCAGTTCTTAGCATTTGCACCTAACAGCAACTATTCATTCACTGTTAACGATATTCTCGTTGGTAGTTCTACAACTGCTCGTGGTACTGTCCAGTCATACAACGATGGTCTGATCTACAACTTTGTGATCAGTGATGGTGGTTCTGGATATACTGGAGACTTTGCACTCACAATCGGTGCTCCTGATGATCCAGGTGGTACACAGGCATCTGCTACTGCAAATGTCGTAAATGGTAGTGTAACTAAAGTTACTATCACAAATAAAGGTTCTGGTTACTACACCCAACCAACTGTACAGGTTCAGGTATCTCCTGGTGGTGCGGCAAATAACGCAAGCATTTCTGCACAAATTGAAGCTCGTGTTGATATTGATATTGCAAACAATATCAAGTTTGATGCTGGTGACTTCATTCTTGATCAGTCTCTTGCTAACGAAGGCACAGGTACGTATTCTCAGTCAGGCACAACTATCACAGTTAGTGAGACTGGGCATAACCTGTCCAACGTTGATCTTGTATATCTCGATTTTACGACGGGTGGGGCTTCTGATGGATTCTATACAGTATCTGTCCTCAACGCTAACCAGTATACAGTTACCAGCGTTAACAGCGGAACCCTGAGTGGTAATGTCAACAGAAAGAGAATTGTTGACCTTTCTAGAGCAATCAATACTTCTGCATCTAATGCTGCAAACTGGACACAGTTAACATCCACTAATATTGATGCATCCAATATTGTTGCTGGTACAATTGACCCAGAAAGAATGGCAGGTAAGGGTACTGCCAACTCTTACACATTCCTTAGAGGTGATTCTTCTTGGGAATATGCACTTCAATCTATCAGACCCACTACACAAGATGCTATTGTAATTAGTGGATCTCTGTCAGATAGTAGTTACATTGACACTATTACTATTACTGCTGGTGGTACAGGATATACAGATGGTACTTATCAGAACATCCCAATGGGTGGCGGTAATATCTCGATCTCTAGTGATAATGTTGCTCGTGCAACATACATCGTCTCTGGTGGCGTAATCATTAGTGCATCGGTAACTGACTCTGGTACAGGATACACTGGCAACTTCTCTGTTACTATCCCATCTGAACTTGGTGGTGGTACTGGAGCAATCCTGAACGCAGTTAAAGGTAGCATCAACCGCGCATTCGGTAATATTGAAATTGATATCAAGAAAGGTGATAACTTAACACCTGCTGCAACTGTTTATGGTAACTATGGTGTATTCCGTTTCCGTAAGGATGTTGCAAACCAAGCTGTTGGTAACCAAGATCAAGGCGGTTTCGTTATCGACAATAATGGTAACGTCGCTATCGACCAAGGTCCAGGTTCTGAACTGAATGCTGACAAACTTGATGGTAACCAAGGTTCCTTCTATCAGACAGCAAATAACATTCTGTTTGGTACACTTGATCCAGCACGTCTGGCAAATACAACCTACAACATCTCCATCTCTGGTACAGCAGATACCGCGAACAGAATCTTCAACGAAACTGCTGCACCTGGTTCCAATCCAGGACCTTCGCAGGCAACAAACGGTGTTGCTGCAGCACTTAGAAATAACGCTGCTACAGGTCTTAGCGATGGTGGCACCACACATGGTGTTGTCACATATAGAAGAGAGGCAACTGGAACTGCAACCACTCAGTTAGGTTTCACTGATAACAATAACCTTTATATCAGAGGTAACACTGGCGGTAACGCTGTGTATACCAACTGGGCGAAGATCTGGTCGTCTGCTAACGATGGTGCTGCTTCTGGACTGGACGCTGACCTGTTAGAAGGTAAGCAGGGTCTCTGGTATCAGTCTGGTTACAACGTTGGTGACACCCGTGCAGGGATCAATCATCCAATCGGTGATATGTTCTTGCCCGAAGTTCTTGGTCAAGACAAAATGGTCTTTGAGAACTTCTATGTCAATGATACTGGTAACAAGTACACCTTCTATGTACCAGATTTCCATTGCAGAACTGGCACTAGCGGTAACATCAACCCAGGTGGCACATATACTATCTACTCCGATGTCGGTGCAACCAATAACATTGGTTCTATTGTAGTTGATAGTGGTGCTTCAGGTGTCCAAGAATTAACTCACACAACAGGTGAGATTTATACTCTGGTCACTGGTACAGTTGCATTTGTTGGTGCTAACAGCAATGCTAACGTATATGTCTTTGGTCCTAACCCAGGTACCAAGTGGACAGTTTCTTCTTCCAACAAAGTTTCTAGCGGTTCTACCACAATCATCGGTCTTCGTGACGATGCTAACGGTGCAAAACTGCAGATTGGTAAGGCAGCAACTTCTACCACACCAACGATTGACTTTAGATCTTCTGGTCAGGCACCTGTCTATGACGTTCAGATGATCGTCTCTGGTGGTAATGCAAACAACGGCAATGGTACTCTCAGAATCAATGCTGGTGACCTTACCATTAATGGTAACACCATCTGGCATTCTGGTAATGATGGTTCTTCCTCTCAGTTAGATGCTCACTATCTTGATGGTTATACTCAGAGCACCAGTGCTACAGCAAATACGATTGCTCGCAGAGATGCATCTGGACACTTAACTGTTAATGATCTCACTGCCGACCAAGGGATCTTCACCAACAACGGTGCAGGAACCTTAAGTCTTGCAGATGGTAATGGTATTACAATTGGTAAGGTAGCAACTAACACTGCTACTTTAAGAGGTAAGCAAAATTCCGCTGTTGGTTACATCCGCTTTGGTACTGACAGCAATTCCTTTGGTTGGAACGGGACACATCTGTCTTACAATAACGTTTACTTCCGCAATGGTCGCATCGGTATTGGAGAAAGTAATCCAGGTTCAGCTCTTACTGTTGAAAATAATGCAGATGGTTTATTCTCATATGCTTCATTTGGTCATGGACAATCTGGTCGCGGTCGAATTGGTTTAGGTGGAAGTGGTGGTTCCCCATCTATCGCATTCACAGATACTGACAATGATAATGCTTGGGTCTTGGGTGCTGATGATGCCAACGTTTCTTGGTTCGTCATCAAAGGATTTGCTACTCCAGGTGGTGCTGCCTTAATTAACTCTCAAGGTTCTACTGGATCTTGTAACTTGGCAATCTATCAGGATACAGGTAGATGGTTTATCAACAAAGCAGGTTCTACTGGTGCTGGTTCTAGATTAAACGTTGGTGGTTCTATCGAAACGGACAGTCAACTTAAATCTACAGTTGCAACTGGTACTGCACCACTGTCAGTCAGTTCTACAACTAAGGTTACTAACCTGAACGCTGATCTGCTTGACGGTTACACTGCACTCAACCTCCCGTACTTGGGTGGTAGTGTTAACGTTTGGATTAATGATGATGGTGGTCAACCTAGATTCTACTTTGCCAACAACTCCCACACATACCTCAGAACTGGAGACAACTTCTACTTCAGATCTGATAACGATACCAGCATGGGTTCCATCGATGGTAACGGTGGTACTTGGACAATCTATGGTTCTGGTCAGAGCGAAAATACTCAGTCAACATATAGACTGGAAGTCCAGGGACAAAATGGTCTCAACATCAAGACTTCTTCCGTTGGAGTAAGTGGTGGTCAGAGAGAAGTTGTTCTTCGTGCCGATGGTGATAAGCAGTGGATCGACCGTTACGGTGTATTCAAGAGAAACAGGAATACAGTTGTAGAAAACGTTACGGTTGCCAATGGTGACAACTGCATGACCGCTGGACCTATCACTATAAATAATAACATCACCGTTACTATTAATGATGGCGGTTCATGGTCTGTGGTATAAAAAATGAGCACAATTACAGTACATGACATTCAAGGATTTAGCACTTACTCAAATAGAGTAAGGATTCCTAATGGTCATTTATTAGAAGTAGCTGGGCAAATGAAAGTGCCTACCCACACTACTTCAACTCGTCCCCCTTCAGAACTTGGAACTTTTGGTTTTAACACCGAAACCGAAGAACTTGAAGTCTATATCACTATCGGTGGTACAAACCAATGGTATGCAATCACCAAAGCTGCACCTGATGGTTCATCTCAAGATAAAGCTGCAGCATCTGGTTATCAGTTGATTCAGGACTATCCCAATATATCCGCTGGTTTGTATTGGATCAAGTCATCTCAGATGCCTACTGCTCTTCAGATGTACGTTGATACTGCAGAAGATGGTGGTGGATATGATTTTTACTATACAACTAACGGACCTTCTGTCAGCTATGTGAACAGCACAAATGCAGGTTCTAGTGTCGGTTTAAATCTCGTATTTCCAAGATCTAAGTATCATTGGAGAGCAATGTCTAGAGCTGCTAGTTACTTTGATAGTGGTAACCACAACTCATACTTTGAAAGCATGTATGCAATTCATAAAACAGGTGGTGGTGGAAACTTCACTGGATGTATTATGAGATCATCGCAGTATGGTGGAAACAACTGTGGTAGCTGGCAAGTTCCAGATAATGGGAAGTGGTGGGCAAGAGATAACACTCACTCAGAACCCAATGGTGACTATACTGGATATGGTCTCTTATCAATGTATGGTGGTAACAGAAACGCCAACAACCTTAATGCTTTGAGTAATATTGGTTTCAATGATGGCGGTGCATACAGCACTGGAAACCGATATCTTTTGTCAACAAATGCGAAACCCTAATTTATGAAACTGACTTTTGACGCGAATAACACTAAAGTATACGATAACATTCTAGATAAAGAACAATTCGATAAACTATTCGACTTTATGAACTTTATTCCGATGGTTCATAAACGTTCTCATGGTGAATGGAATCGTGTATGGGGGTTTAATGATGGTGAAATTCTTCATGCCAACAAATATGTTTGGACTAGGAACGCTACTAGGAAATTCGCTTACCCAGAAGATTGCTTGACGCCATATTTTGAAGCTGTCAATAAAGCAATTGAAGAATCTGGTATGTGGTCCGAAGAAGAGAAAAATGAGATCACTACAATTGTAATGACCCCATATATCTGGCCACCTGGAACTGGTCTGAGTTGGCACAATGATAGTAACTATCTGGGTGCATTTACATTTTACTGTCATCAATATTGGTCTCCTGAATGGGGTGGAGAATTTATGACATGCGAAGCAAATGACTATATTTTACCAGATAAAAAAGATGTAAAGTGGAAAGTATTTGACAACCAACCTCTGTATGATGTTATCCTGGATGAGGGTGTAGGAAATTACATTCAACCCAAACCCAATCGCTTAGTCCTCAATAAAGGAGGTCCAAAAGGAATTCTACATAAGGTAAATAAAAGTACAGTAAACGCTGGTCCAAGAATTACCTTACAGGGATTTATTAGGTCCAAAGGTATTGATGATGATTGTTGTTCTGAGTGAGTATTATGAAGCATGAATTGAGAGAATTTTTTCCCAAAGTCTTGGGAATTTATCATCCAGATGGTGACTTTGAGCATCATACGATCAAAGAAACTTGCGAAAGAATTAAGCAAGAAATTCCAGAAGGTCATGAAGAATGGAGTTTTAATTTATTTGATAGAGAAAATCTTTGCCATTATTACAATCAATCAAACTCATCCATACTGGATGTAGATCCAGTTTTTGTACCATTTGAACAATGGTTGAAAAAATGTGCTCATCATTTTATGACTGAGATTCATAATTATGTTTTGCCAGGTGGACCTGATGATTTGTTTGTCAGTGATTGTTGGATGAATTGGTGCCGTAAGGAAAGAGCGGCACAGATTAAACACAATCACAATAATTCTTTGATCTCTGGAACTTACTATGTAAGCAGAGAAGATTATGTACATGCTGGTCTTGACTTCTTCCAAACTTGTCCAGATTTGCATCCATCTCTCACTCACATGAAGCAATGGGACAACGTTACTAAATACAGTAGGCAAACTGAACAGTTTTATCCTAGTGAGGGTACTCTCTTGCTGTGGTCATCTGAACTTTATCATGGTTATGATGGAACCGTGAATTTGTGGGATGGTAGAACTACCATTTCTATGAATTTTGTTCCTAGTGTTATAGATAATGGTAAGTATGCCTACGCTATCGATACCGATAGAACAAGGTATCAGAATCAATTCGCTAATAAAGATGGAATTTCCTAGACTAAGATCTGAATTTCGTGACTGGCAGAATGAAATGAATGCTAAGGTCTCCGAATATGTAGATGGAAGGCAGATGTCCTATCCATCTATAGAAGAGCAGCTTGATTTGCTATTTCATGATATTGAACATGGCACTTTAGATAGTAGCGGTAAATTCTTTAGAGCAATTGCTGCAGTAAAAGCATCTGTCGCAAAACCATCTTGGATTGAAGAGTATAAAAATTATGATTTCTCCAAGGAGACTTTTGAAGAAGATCTCGACTGAATGACAAACAATGGCATCTAGAATCAAAGTTGATGAAGTAACTAACTTAGCTCAGTCGGGAGCAGTATCGTTTCCGACGGGTGGTGCTAGTTTTAATGGCAACGTTACAGTTACTGGTAACATTGACTTCACTGGAAACCTGTTACAAAATGGTTCTCCATTTGTAACTCTACCCCAAATGGATGTTAACAACATTGGTGCCGTCTTAAGGTCTGGTGGCACTACTGGAGTTGCATATTGGGATGTTAGTGGTGAAGGTTCCCAGGTTGGTGCCTCTCAAGCAAAGTATAAAGCTGGTTTTGACATCACTAGAGGATACACCTGCTGCGGATATCGCGGTGGTAGCTCCTGGAGAAATGTCAATAGACTTGTACATGCTACATTTACTCAGACTAACCTCGGTGACTTGTCTAACTGGTCTGGTGCATACATTGATGGCAAACCCAGCGCCAGTATGAATGGGTACATTTTTGCAACTGGTAACTCTTGGGATGCTACTACTTCTCAGGTTTCCAGACTGAACATGGCAACTGAATCTAATGGAGGTGCTGCAGCAAGCATGTCATCCACTAGAAACAGATGTACAACTATGTGTAGGGACTTTGTTTACGCATATGTACATGGTGGTGGTAGTAACTCCAGCAACACAGTTAGATACAATCTTTCTACTGAAGCAAGTAACAACTCAACATCTCACCCCAACGGTTCGCAAAACAACCCAGCGGGAGGTCAAGGTGCTACGGTAGGTTGGATTAGACAATCTGGTGCTAGAGCATTCAACTTTTCAACCGAAACTTATTACGCTTGGGCAGATAGCCCAGGAACTGACGGTTCCAACAAAACTCTTTCTAGTAGGAATGGTTTTGCATATTGGAACACTGCTGGTGGATATCGTACTTCTTCTGACTGGCATGTAAGAGATTCTTACACTGGTGGTCGCATGGCAAATGTCAGCAAAAATGGAATTACCACAGGTGAGGAATCGATGCACACTGGCAACGAATATGGATTTATTTGTGGTCAGTATGATGGAAACCAGAACAATAACGGATATCTCTTTAGATACGCAAGTCACTCGTTCCAAAGAGATTCTAGAATGGACAGTCTTGGCACTAGTGGTAGAGCATCTGCTGCTGGTATTGAGTATGGAACTTTGATGTACGGTTACACAGGAATGTAAAATGAGGAAGTATTACTTAGCAAGAACTTGCCCATACATCGATAAACTCACAACAGTAGATCTGATGTGGAACATGTATGGCGTTTCTGTCTTTTCTATTGAAGAGCAGTGGAAGAGAGATCTAGTATACCTCACTGGTTCCTGTGAAGAAATCAGTGAAGATGTAGGACGTTGGGGAACCAAACACTTTGGCGAAATTCGCTTGGAAGTGAAGGTTACCGACGAAGACCCTCTGTCGGAAGATGAAGAATATTCCATCTCTCAACAGGGTGCCAAGGTCAAAATCAAACTTCCACAAGAACGTATCGACGCAGCAATTACGTTCATGAAACTTTCTGCCAAGTTGGTAATTGAAGATCAGTATGATCGTAAATTCTTATCACTCAAAGCAGAAGAATCTAAACTTGAGCAATATCTCTGGGGAACTCAAGTCAGAGAAGCAAATAATTTAGAGGGTTCAACACCCATACTAAATAGTATTGCTGCTGCAAAAGGCATTGAAGTTGCTGAAGTTGCTACAAGTGTTCTTGCAGGACATAGCAAATTCAATGAAAAAGTCAACGCACTCTATAAAGAGATGCTTGACATAAAACAAGAATTCAAAGCAGCTGCTACAATCAAAGAGTTAAACGTTCTCTGGCAGAAATATATGGGCATCCCAATGCCTAATGCACAGTCTGTAGAGAGAAGAGAAGTTGAGGAAGACAAATTCACCCCAACACCTGTCACACCTGGTTTGCAATTTTAATTAAAAAATGATTACATCTGATGCGATTGAAGCCTTCGTAGAAGGCAACATGGATTATGGCATGACCCATGAACAAATTAAAAACTTTGTAGTCAACTCTCATGTCACCGACAAGCGTAAACTTCGTCAAGTCTTAGTTGAGGTTGAGAGGCGCAACCATGACCGTAAGAAAGTCTATATGGACATGGAGCGTAAGCAAATTGAAATCGATCGTCTGCGAGAACAGTTAGAAGTAACTGAGGACAAGTATAGTAGACGTTTGATGGAAATTGACATCGAAGAGTTTACTTTAGATCTTGGCAAATTTCAAGTAACGCTGCATCAATATGATAATGAGATGCAAGCTTTCATGGACTGGATCAATAAACATTACGGGTCCATGGAAGAAGTCGTCGAAGATGCAAAATACAGTGAAGATGATGAGCGAAAGTATTGGATCGCTCGTATGGGCAAACAAGCAGCAATGGATGTTTACTGCACTGGACGGATCGGTGTTGGCAATCTAGATTCTATCGCAATGATGCGTGAAGAAGATCAGTATGCTACACTCAATGTAGCAATGCAGTATTCTGGTTTGCTAAATGCTGGTATCGGCAAAATTCAAGGTGAGTTGAAACCTCAACTTGATAAAATGATGATGGATGGAACTGCTCCCCGCATCCCAACGTTTGAGGGTATTGAAGAAAGTCTCAACCTCAAACTTTTTGAAAACTTGACAGGATCTAGTGATGAACAAAAGAGTCTTCAGTCTACCGATAAATCCTAAACTCGATGAGGAGTTTGTCGAAGGGACGTTCATCCCATTCTTAAAAAAATATAGGGATTATATATTCGATCTCTATTTTACATGTCGCATTCCTCCATTCATGCAAGATGCAATGGGGGATTGCTTTCGTGTAAATGAATTGGTTGGAACATCTGCGATGTATATTTCTTCGCAAACAGATATTCCACTATCTGCTACATTTAATAATCTATATGTAAGACCAGATCAAAAAAATTTAGATACCTGGATCAAAAGTTTTAGACCATATTATGATGCTGGTGTTAGAGTTGTAACTCTTCCCCACACTACATGGGTATCGACTGGGCAGATCCAAATGGAATATCCAGAACTCTTTATCAAGAACACTATTCTTCGCGAAGTAACCAGAGCGAATGAAGTTGTTGCTTTAGCAAAAGCAGGTTTCCATTATGTGAATCTAGATAGGGATTTGATGAGAGATCATCAACAACTAAAAGAAATTAGAAGAGCAAAGGAATATTGCGAGCGTATTGGAAAACCAGTAAAACTTTCCATGCTTGTGAATGAAACATGCTGGGGTGGATGCCCTATCATGCCAGAACACTATCATTACAATAGCACAAGAACTGGTGATGATCCGATCTTCTTTGCAAGTCCTATTAGTAGAGTTTCTTGTTCTACTTGGGATGTAGAGCATCCAGAGTATGACTTGAAGCAAGCAAATCTTCCCCCATGGAAAAGAGATTGGGAAGAGATGTTAGATCTTGGTATTGATGTATTTAAGATGCATGGTAGAGAAAGTGCCATGCGTTTGCAGGAAAGTATGGACCTTATCGAAAGATGGGCGAACAATGAAGAATACATGTTCCCTGAGTATAAGAAATATCAGGCAGAACTCCAGATGAAAGAATCTCCCATCAATATGTGGAGAGAAAAAATTAAAACTTGCAAGTTCGATTGTTGGGATTGCAACTACTGTGAAGCAGTCGTAGATTCTCACATGAAGAAAACAGATCTACGTGTACATCCGCATGTGGAAACTTGTGTTGATGCATTTGAGAACTCTGGTAAATATCTTTCTAATCATACATCCACACCAGTTCCTGGTTTAACTTCACCTAGAGTTAGACATTTTCTCAATAATATATGCTCACAAGAGGGTGCAGTTTACCTTGAGGTTGGAGTGTTTGCAGGATCTACTTTCTGTGCAGCAATTGAAAATAATGATATGGTTGCAGCATACGCAAATGACAATTGGACACAACCGAATTTGCAACCAGAAAGAGAAGATTTAGATCTTGATGTAACTGGTGATATGGAAACTTTCATATCTAATGTAGAGAGGGTATCTTCAAATCTAGACTTTGACATTAGCGTACTGGATGGAGATGCACAGTCTTTAGATGCATCAAATTTTCAGCACAAAGTAAATGTAATTTTTTACGATGGTGACAATGATCCATCAGTTATGTTCCAGTTCTTTAACAACATGGATCAATATACGGATAGTGTATTTACTTTGATCATAGATGATGCAAATATGCAGTCCAATGTTCAGGTCACAAAAGAGTTTGTAGAATCTAAAGATTGGAAAATTCTGTATGAAAGAGAACTATTAAACGATGTGGAAGATGATGCTATGTGGTGGAACGGGCTTTATGTCTTAGTGTTGTCTAAATAGAATAGTTACTAGGCACCGTTATAAATGTCAACGTTAAACGTCAGTGACATCACCGCTAGTAAGCTAGTCACTACTGCAGGTGGTGTTAAATTATCATCCCACTCTGGTCCCAACAACTATCCGACTGGTGAATCGGGATTGATGATTTATGATTCTGCTTCTGCAGATATCAAATTTCATAATGGTAGTACGTGGGGATCTCCTGGCGGTAGCACCATTGCATCTGGAGATAGAAGCAGTAGACCATCATCACCAGACGAAAGTAACGTTCGATATAATACCCAAGATGGTCAAATTGAGTATTTCTTCAAGAACGAACACTCTAACCAAGGCAGTCAAGTCTGGGCACCTGTAGGTGGTAGAAACTTGGTTTGTTGGACTGAAAGGAAAGACGGCTGGAGTAGTATTGATATGAAGTGGGGACCAGGTAATGGTGCCTCCACAGGAGGTTACTACAACTCCTATGAAATTATCATGAACTTCTACGAACCTGGTGGTGGTAATGGTGAATATTACATTCGCTTTATCGACGCAAACGGCAACGTAGATTCCAACGGTGGTAGATATTTCTACATGGTTTCTGGATGGCACGCAAATGATGGTAGACCACGAGCAGCATCTGGTACTGGAGGTAGATCATACTTTGCAATTACTGCCCAGGACGGTAGTTATGAACTCCAGTCAAACGGAGAATCATCATACACTGCTCATGTATATGTGAGTAACACTCCAAACTCCAGTACAGCAAACTACTGGTCCTACTACATGTTTGGTGCTGGAGGAACAGAACAAGCGGGAGGTGAGTACCATGGTGGTGGTGTTTGGCGTGGTGCTCAGAGAAAAGGTAACACAGGTTATCCATTAGGTGGATTTAGAATTTATAGTAACGTCGCAGCAAGAAGTGTAACTAATGGTTGCAACTTTGCATGTGCAGTATATGGCACTATGCCATCTATTAGAGATTATCCAGAAGCAGGTTCTTACATCAACTACTAATCATGGACACACTAAGAGAAGTAAGTAGAGAAGAGTGGTTAGCCCACTATAGAAATAAAGGTGATGTTCCAGAAGACTACACCCATGTGGAAGCTGATGGAACGGAGAGACCCTGGACAGAAGAAGAGTGGGAGGATATGATCCTCGAACACCGCAGACATCCAGATCTCGATGGAAAAGATCTCTCTTACATTGGTAAAAGAAGAGAAGAGTATCCAGATGAAACTGAACAACTTGGTGTTATCTGGTCTATTCTTGCAAAACTATCAGAAGATGGTGTAGACATTGGCGACGAAGGTCGTGAATGGGTAAAGTTATTCAAAGATATCAAAGCGAAGTATCCCAAACCTGATTAATTATGGATCTATTTGTTACTAGAGTAAGCGACTTTCAAATTCCAGATATTCACTTACTCTCTGATCATATTATCCCACATCTACTAGAAGAAGAAAAAACCATTGAACGCCAAGGTGACGCATATTCCATGCGTGGCAAAACTGGCTATCATTCTAGAGATAATCTTTGCGGCATTGATGCTGAGTGGTCAGAGAACCTAAAGTTGGTTATCCATGCCATGATTCAAGAACATGCTGCAAATGAAGATCGAGCAATCCCCCCTGCCCACTTGTGTAGGATTGCATGTTGGGGTATGATTATGAGAGAAGGAGATCATTCTGTATTTCACAATCATCCTAACGCACGCTATAGTGGTGTTCTCTATCTTAAGGTTCCAGCAGGTTTGGAAAAGAAGGAAGGAGAGTTAGTGTTTGTAGATCCTAGAACACAAACTAGGGTTGGTAAATACTATGATCACCATGTTTTCCATAGAATCCACCCAGTTCCTGGTGAAGGATGGGTCTTTCCAAATTGGTTAGACCACTATGTAGAACCACATTTCTGTGAGGGTGAACGGATATCACTATCATTCAACCTCGTTGACATGTAATAAATACCTCAGTTGTTATTTAAAACTATGACTACAGAAGAAATGGTGAAAGACTTCACCGATCAGTTGAAAGAACAGAAGGCAACAATCGTTGAATTGGAATCTGCCCTGAAAACTAGAAAGGAGCAAGTGCTTCGATTGGAGGGTGCAGTAGAAGCACTGAACATGACAATCAAGGCAGCAGAAGATGGCGATAAAGAAGTCGAGTGAACTGCGTCAGCAGGAGCACGTCAATTCTACACAGATAGCAGTTCCATTTGATGGAACTGCAGAGACGTGCCCCTACAAGACGGGTGATGAATATCAAGGTAGACCAATTGTTGCGATTGGATTTACCAAAAACATTTATGGTCATCACTACCATTTAATTGTTGAGCGGGATAAAACTCATTTGAGAACAAAGTTTGTTTTCGATGACAAACACGATCTCAAGTTTACTAAACCAGTCGAAAGAATGGCTAAAACTCCCGACATTCGTAAATACTTGCCAAACCCTGCTGATGCCAACAGAACTTAGAGCATGGACAAACGGTGATCTAGATAAGATTGTAACAAAAACAGATGGATACTGGGTGGAGTATTCAGATGGCACACGTTTACTCGATGTGCAATCTGGAAACTCCGCTTATATTTTAGGGTATGGAAATCAAGAAGTATTGAACTCCCTGAATTCCGATGTCAATTTTGTTAGAGGAAACCGAGGAGAGACCTGTGAGTTAGCACAGAAAATGGTCAAGCATGTATGCGAGACTGGTAACTGGGACGTATTGTCCTGGGCAATCTCTGGTTCATCTGCAGTAGAATCTGCAATCAAGATGAACGACCAATACTGGGGAAATCCAGAAAATTACATCGTTACATTTACACCTAGTTTTCATGGTACAACATTTTTATGTCGTGCCATGGGTGACGATGATAACTATGTGAAGAGAATTAAAAAAGTACCGACACCTCTGTGGAAGAAAAAGGAAGATCAGATTTCTGCAGAAAGAAAGTCGTTTAAATATTTGCAACTCTTACTCAAGACATATAGGGGTAAGGTAGGTTGTGTTGTGATGGAAACTCTACCTTGGTTGAAAGGTGGTATACCCTGGTCACCATCCTGGTGGAAGATGGTTAGACATCTCTGCGATGAAGAAAACGTATTGTTAGTTGTTGATGATGTTGCTTGCTGTTGGGGTAAGTCTGGTCATTGGCACGGATGGCAAAAGTATGGTATGCAACCAGACATCGCTGCATTGGGGAAATCATTAACTGCTGGATATACTCCTTTAGGATGTTCTGTCGCTAACAAAAAAGTTGGCGATGTAATTAGAAATAAAGATTGGGAGTTTGGTCATACTTGGCAACCAACTATGACAGGAATCAAAGCGATGAGTAAAGTCGTAGAGATTATCGAGAGAGAAGATCTATTTTCTCTCACATCTCACATTGAGTTCTGCCTCAAAATGGTTGCGGAAAATTTATTAGATAGAAAGTATATTACATCATATAGATGTAGTGATCTTTTCCTGTCTTTAGATCCACAAGAAAAGTATATGGATGCTAATGGAGATCTCAGTATGGAAGCATTTATGAAGTCTGGGTTATCTCTTACTAAGACTAGAAATGGATCTATTAGAATAATTGCTAACTTCAGATCAGATGCAATCTTTTTTGAGCAGATGGAAAAACGTCTTATCAAGTTCTTCCAAAGGCAATAGTATAAATACACCTGAGGGTATAATTGAGATGGCGGATGAAAACGGCACTCGTCAGGGTATCTGACAACTATGATCTAGAGACGGCGAAATCTGATATCCTGGAGAGATTCGGATACTTGACGTTTGATAAAATGTTCCCATCTTTTAAGATGATTACATTTACTTGCGATGATCAATATCAACTCTTAACGGAAACTTCAGTCAGAGCACTTCCATACATCCAAAGATTTCGTTGGGATGCTGAGGATAAGTTCTCTTTGCATCCAGTAGAAGATGGTGCAACTGCAACTATTGAGACCAATGGAGAATTTTCCCTCAACTCCGAAGGTGGTCTAAATGCAGTTACTAATACTAGGAACTTAACTGGCAGTGGATCTGGAACACTCTACGTAAAAGTCCAGAACATTGGTGGTCTAAACTTTTATGTGTTCTCACAGACCCAAGGTGGAACTTATAGTAGGTATTCTTCATTTAGCGGATTTGTACAAGGCGCTACCTATACATTTGATACTAGTGATGTCAGTAATGCCACTCACCCATTCAGATTGTCAGAAACTCCAGACGGTACTTGGACAACTGGAGGAACTGAATATACTGCAGGTGTAACAGTTAATGGAACTGCAGGTAATGCAGGATCTTACACCAGAATTGTTGTAGGTACAAGTACACCATCAGTCTTCTATTATTATTGTACCAATCACCCAGGTATGGGAAGATATCAGGTTTCACCTGATAGATTTGGAACCTTTAATATTCATGACTATTGGCACCTGGATAGAATCACAAAGCAGGATAGGCAATATTTAAATGGAGAGTTCAGTACGACCGTCGATGGTGACACAGTAGACATCTATGTCATTGACACTGGTGTCCGTGGTGCAAGTAGACCTACGGGTAACAATGCGGCTCTACATCCAGAACTATTTGATCCAAACTTTGTATCCGATCTTAATGGTACATCGGAACAACAAAACTATAGGCTATTTGAAGTTGCAGGATATACATCTCCTTATAGCACAAATGAAGATGACAATGGTCATGGTACATACTGTGCTATCTGCTCTGCAGGACGAACAGCAGGCGTTGCAAGAGAAGCGAAGATCTATGCCCTAAAAGCATTTAGCTCAGGTCTCAGCGCTTCCTACACCGCTATCCTGGACGCCTATCAAAAGGTCCTTGACCACAATACAAGTGGCAATGCAAACTACAAAGGCAACACAAGAGCAGCAGTTATCAATGCTTCTTTTGGACCAACAATTCCTTCCCAAAACTATCCTTACGTAGAACTTAATGACGCTGGCAATGACAGCGGTACTGATGAAGAGATGCTCGATGATATGGAGAGCACTCTAGTTGCAGCAAATATCATGCTGGTTAGATCTGCTGGCAATGGATTCAAAAACAGCAGCGATGCATTTGCTGGTCCTCTGATGGGCAAAGTTGTAGCTGGTACAAGAACTGCTGGTTACGCTGATGCCACATCTACAGGTCAGATCAACAATGTAGATGTCAACCAAAATAAAATTTCTGTTGGAGCATCAACTTATAATGATAGGTGGGCAGACTTTTCCAACTATGGTTCTGGTGTAACTACAGTTGCTCCAGGTTCAGGCATTTTAGTACCACGGTACGATTGGACTACTAACACTCCATACAACAGTACGTCTAATTATACCACAATCAATGGTACCTCATTCTCTGGTCCTATTGTTACAGGTATTATTGCGGCATGGGCAGATAGTAATGGATACACTCTGACAACAAATACTCTGACAGCTCTGTCTAAGAGCTTCATTAGAGGAACTGGTAGCACTGGTGATATTACAAAAGGTGCACACGTAAATTATCCAACAAATAGTATTGTAGATAAAAAACTACCAACAGATCCATTTGCAGTAACTGCAAGTTCTGATCTGGTTGTTATGAGTTTTAACCCTGCAGATTCTAGTTACTTCCTGAATAACGTTGGACAACAGTTACAATTAAGAACTAGTAGTGGTTTGACCTCACTCGTTCTTGGCGGAGTATCTGCAACTACTTTCAATATCACTGTAACTGCACCGTCAGCATCTGCATACAACTTATCTGGTACAGATAGAAGTGGAAACATTGCAGGAAATAATGTAGCGGTAACTTGTAATGTAGGTGATACTCTTAATTTTAACCTCAGTGGTGTATCTGCTACACACCCATTCTATCTTAGAGATAGTAACGGTGGTCCAAACGTCAGCACTCCTGCTGCTACAGGTCAAGGTTCTACGGGCACTGCAACTGTCTCTTGGACACCAAATACTCCAGGAACGTACTATTACCAGTGTGGTGTCCACTCCGTTATGATTGGTAGCATTACAGTTACCAACACTGGATCTGGTATTGATATTGTTTCTGAATCTCAGGAAGGGTGGTTTACTATCCAGGCACAAAACGCCGTAAACAATACACTCACCATCCGAACATCAGGTGCTACTCCAAGTTCTACCACAACTGGTGGTGGTGCAAATAATTATGCTGCTATCATTAAGTCCGCAGATAAAAGTCATGAAGCACAAGATGGTGTAGTTGCGACAGGTGTAACTTTAAGATCTCAAACTGATACACAAGAAGGGCAAGGTACAGGTTCATACACAAACGTCAAATATATCCCAGTAGATACTGGTGTTGACTTTGAACCTACATCAACCGCCGATAATATCACAAAGTCTCTTGGCGCATTCTATCCATTTATTGATACAACCATCACCTGGGCGACTGCTGCAGGAACTATTGGTGGATCTGGATATAACAGCGGAGATACTGTCAATATAGATCTTGGTGCATCCGTTTTAAGAACATTTTCAAATGAGCCAGTTTTTGAAAACTACGTGCTCTCTGGAGATTCCATTGGCGCTAGTGGTCTTACCTTCAATACTTCTACTGGTATATTATCTGGTACTGTTACTGCCGATTACCTCGATACCACTTTTAACATCACAGTAACAGAGCAGACTACACAGAATGCTCGATCATATAGTTTCACTACTTTAGGAACGGGTGTTCTTGTCACAATTACAAACCAACCTACTGCCGCTAGCGTAGAAGCAGGATCTGGTGGGACAGCAACATTCGGTCCAGTTGCTGGTACAAGTTCAGACGGATCTACCATTACGTATCAATGGCAAGTTAGTCAGGATAATTCTGCCTGGTCTAACGTTACCAATACTGATGGTTATAGTGGAGCAACTACGGCAACACTAACAGTAGATGATGATTTTGCAAAAAATGCATATTACTTCCGTTGCGAACTCGATACGAATACTGCAGTTTCTCCATCATATACAAACTCGGTACAACTAACAGTATTCCGTGTCATCACCGTTTCTACTCAACCAACAGATCAACAACCAGTAGCACCTGCTGCAGCAACATTTACAACTGCTGCTAGCACATTAGATAGTGCATCAGTCAGCTATCAGTGGCAAAAGCAAGAGGCAGGAACTTCTACTTGGTCAGATATTGGTGGTGCAACTACTATATCCTATACAACAGGAACTACATCATATGATGCAGATTTTGGTGATAGCTATCGTTGCAGATTAAATGCAACTGGTGCTACCCAAACATTTACAAATGCTGCATTGTTGAATGTAACTAGAACTATCAACATTACATCTCAACCAACTAGCACAACAGGTGCAATCGGAGGTACTAGAACATTTGGTGTTGCTGGTAATACTTCAGATAATGATGCTGGAGATATCACTTATCAGTGGCAGAGATCTATTACTCAAGGTTCTTCCTGGAGTGACATCAATGGTGCTACTGCATCTTCATACACAACACCAGCATTAGATTCTGCATACGATAACAACCAATTCCGTTGTTTGCTTTCTGCCCCAGGAGCAACCACTGTTCCATCCAACGCTGCAACTTTACAAGTTGAGACAGTAACTCCTATTGTTACAATACAACCTTCAGATGCAACTGTAGACGAAGGAACTACTGCTACGTTTACAACTCTTGGTGACACCACAATGACACCAATCGGCGGTAACGCTGCATCCTCTTCGTTCGATACAGAATCTTTCACCACTCCTAGTGGTGGCGGTGGCAATTCTGATGAGCAATTTGCTGGTGGTTTTAGTGATCATGAGCCTAATGTCACATACCAATGGCAGAAGTCTGATGATGCTGGTGCTAACTGGTCTGATGTTCCAGGTGCAACTAATGCATCATACACAACAGGAACTCTAACATACGCTAACGACAACCAAGATCAGTATCGTTGTGAAATTGATGCTGTTGGCGCAGCAAGTCCCGCTTATACAAATGCAGCAACTCTAACTGTAGAGAGAACTCTCAGCATCCAGACAGATCCTGCAAACCAAACTGGTAATGAGGGTAGCACATCCACATATAATGTAACTGCAACTCAAAGTAGTGGTACTCCTACCTACCAATGGGAGAGATCGGATGATGGTGGTGCTAACTATAGTCAAATTGGTGGAGCAACATCTGCGTCATATACGACACCTACACTGGTCTATGCTGACGATAATAATGATCGTTATAGAGTTGTAGTTTCTCTGGTTGGTGCAGCATCTAGTGTTACATCAAATTATGCAACTCAAACAGTTCTGCGTGTAATTAATATTACCACGCAACCACAAGACATTGCAGTTATTGAGGGTGCTACAGCAACCTTTAATATTGCTGCAACAATCACTAGTGATTCTATTACATACCAGTGGCAAATCTCAACCAATGGTGGCGGTGCATGGTCTAATATCAATGGTGCTAACGGAGCATCGTATACTACACCTGCTACAACATATCCAACTACACCATCAGAACAATTCCGTTGTGTTCTTACCAACCCTGCTGCAACAACAGTAACTTCTGTAGCAGCAACTCTGACAGTTAATGAATCTGAATTTGTATCTGCACCATCTCAGGTAACTCCTTTCGTTGATCCAGATACGAACAGAACTCTTTCTAGACAACCAGTTATCACGACAAGCGCGTTTGTCTCTGAGTATGCTGGGTCCACACACTTCTCTAGTTTCTGGAGAATTAGAAGAACTGCAGATAACGTAACTGTCTACGATACTGCTGCAACGTTTGCCCAAGGTGATACTGGTAACAAAACTAGCTTTACAGTTTCTGGTGGAATTCTAGATTTTGATACTGCATATTATGTGCAAGTCAAGTTTAGAGATAACAATGGTCTTGAGAGTGCTTACTCTACTCAAGCAAACTTTACTACACCATTTGTCGATCAACCAAACATTCAGACCATTACACCAGCATTTAATCCAACAGTTAATGTTGATGCTGCACAGATCAAGTCTGGTTATGTACACACCTCTAGTGATTGGCAGTTCTCACCAAATAGTACATTCTCCAGTATTGTACACCAGTCCCTTGGTAACACTGCAAACCTTACATCATATACACTTCCAAACAGTGTAAACTTGACCGCTGACACTACATATTATGTACGCATCAGATTCAACGTCAATCCACAGTAAACATGGCACAACCTAGCACCAGGCAGGAACTGATTGATTACGCTCTGCGTCAACTCGGTGCACCTGTATTAGAAATCAATGTCGATGATGATCAGATTTCTGATCTGGTAGATGACGCTATCCAGTATTACAATGAGCGTCACATGGATGGTTATATCAGAACCTTCCTGAAAGTTCCTATGTCAGAGGTTGTTATTGACACCATGACTACGGATACTGATACAACTGTTACTAATGCAACATCAGCAGGTACCAGTATTACGTATAAAACTCAAAACAACTATATCAAACTTCCAGACTATATCACAGGCGTAGTCAAAGTATTTGATTTTGTTTCTAAGAACGTTACTAATTTGTTTGACGTTCGCTATCAGTGGAGACTGAATGATCTTTGGGATCTCACAAATACAGAGATCTTAACTTATGAAATGGTCAATCGCAGATTAGAAGATATCTATTTCTTACTTGAAGGTCAGAAGCAAATTAGATATCAGATGCGTGGTGACCGTTTGTATCTCGACATCGACTTTAAAGAAGATGTTGCAGATGGAGACTTCTTAGTTCTCGATTGTTATCGTGCAGTTGATCCATCTGACTTTGCTGCAGTATACAATGATCTTTGGGTCAAGCGTTATCTTACTGCATTGATTCGTAGACAATGGGGTGCCAACTTAATTAAGTTCCAGGGAGCACAGCTGCCTGGTGGCATCACTATGAATGGTGAATTTATTTACAATGAGGGCAAAGAAGCAGTCCAGAAACTTGAGGACGAAATGCTTTCTAGTCATGAATTCCCACCAATGGATATGATCGGATGAGAAACGTATTCTTCACACACGGCACTCGCAACGAACAATTCCTCCAACAGAACCTTGTGGAGGAATATCTTAAGATGTTTGGAATGGATATTCTATACATTCCCAGGCAACTTATTAGAAAGGATGGCGTGTTCAATGAAGAAATCATTTCTGAGTTTGACGATTCATATATTATTGAAGCATACCTAGAGAACAATGAAGGATTTCAGGGTGGCGGTGACTTACTGACTAAGTTTGGAATCAGACAAACAGATGAGATTACAATGGTGATCTCACAGCAAAGATTTTCGGATTTGATTTCTCAGTTCTTACTCTTAGATACAGATGTAGAAGTAGGAGAGAGACCTCAAGAAGGAGATCTTATCTACTTCCCACTTAGCAGTAACTATTTTGAGATTAAGTTTGTAGAACATGAAGAACCATTCTACCAGTTAGGTAAGGGTTACATATTCAAACTGCAGTGTGAGCTCTTTGAATATCAAGATGAGCAGGGAGATATCTTTGAGGGTGATGAAGATCTGGTCGATACTGGATATACTGTCAAGCATTACTATCTTCCACAGAATGGAATTAGTGCTACAGGATCTGCAAGTCTATACAATGGTGCTCTAGAGCAACTGTACATCTCAGAAAATGGTAGTAAGTATATTGAAGCACCAACGGTGACTATTGGTGGAGATGGTACAGGTGCTACAGCATCCGCATATCTCATCAACATCACAGTCTCTGGTGGAACTCCAACCAAATCTGCTGTCATTAGGGGTACAGTAAAAGAGGGAACTCTAAGGTCCGTCAAGATTGTTGATGGTGGCGAAGGGTACGATGAAGATAGGGCAACGATTGCTATCAGTGCACCTGCAGCAGGTGGTGTTGTGCCCACATTAGTTCCAACATTTACAAAAGGAAAGTTGACAGCAATCAACATTACGGGTGAAGGATCTGGATATAAGAGTGTCGCATTGTTAGATATTGATACTCCTGGTACTGGATATACTAATGCAACTGTACAAATTTCTGCAGCACCTGTAGGCATCACGGGTTCATTTAAGATTGGAGAATCTGTCACTGGTGGTTCCACTGGCGCTGTGGCACAGCTTGTGGAGTGGGATGCTCAAGAGGCATGGATCAAACTTAAATCTCCCACTGGCACATTTGCGATTGGCGAAACAATCATGGGTAGTACATCTGGTGCAACTATCATCCTAGATAATAGAGATGAGATGGCAAGTACCGATACTAAATATTATGAGAATGTTGCCTTTGAAGATCTTGGGGACGACATTATTGACTTTACTGAGACGAACCCATTTGGAGTAGCTACTTGATATGTTAGGGACATACACATATAACCAGATCATTAGAAAGTGCGTCATTGGATTTGGCACACTGTTTAATGATATTGAGGTTCGCAAGAACAATGCAGACGGAAGTACCTATAGCAGAATGAAGGTGCCTCTGGCGTATGGTTCTCGCCAAAAGTTTTTAGCAAGATTAGAACAGCAAGCAGATCTTAACCAGAAAGTTGCGATCACGTTACCACGTCTGTCATTTGAGATGACTGGCGTTTCCTACGATGCCAGTAGAAAACTTAGTGCAATCACACTCAATCTCAAAGCAGATACTACTAACGCGGTTAAGAAACAGTATGCTCCAGTTCCATACAATGTTGACTTTGAACTAAACATCATCTCAAAAACAAATGATGATGCTATTGAGATTGTAGAGCAGATTTTACCATACTTCCAACCATCATATAACATGACCATCAAATTGGTCGATGCAATGGAAGAGTTCAGAGATGTTCCCGTTGTCCTTAATAGTGTGAACTACACGGATGACTATGAAGGATCTATGGATGATCGTAAGTTGACATTGTTTACGTTGCAGTTTACGGCAAAGACTTACATCTTTGGTCCTGTTGGAACCTCTGGTCCTATCAAAAAAGCAAAGGTCGATTATCATACAGAAGTCGATCTTACGGCACCGCGCAGAGTTTCCTACCAAGTCACACCAGCAGCAGTGTCGGACAAGAACAAGGATGCTACTACGGAACTTGCCGAAAAGATTACAAAGACAACTCTTGTTATCGAAGTTTTAGATTCTACCGATATTCCACTCAAGACATACATCGAAATCGGAAACGAGGTTATGTACGTCAAGTCCAAACCTGCTACGAATAAACTTGGTGTTCGCAGAGCACAAAAAAATACATCTGCAGCAGAAGCAGTTGCAGGTACACCAGTTGATCTAATCAACGCAGCAGATGATGCGCTGTTAGATTCTAGCGACGACTTTGGTTTCAATGAGATGACTTCGTTCTATGGATAAGTTTGAAGGTTTAGATGAGGCATTCGAGACAGTCTCTGAAATAGTTCCTGCCGAGGTAGAAGAACCAAAGGCAAAGAAACCTCCTATTAAAAAGGAGGAGAATGATGACGTAGGTAAAGACTATGAATACGCCAGGGCAAATTTATATCAACTGGTGGACAAAGGACAAGAAGCTATCAATGGCGCTCTTGACTTGGCAATGTCTTCTGATCACCCTAGAGCATATGAAGTTGCTGGACAACTTATCAAGCACGTCGGAGATGTAGCAGACAAGTTAATGGCACTTCAGAAGGATACTAAGTCTGTCAGAGAAGACAAGCAAAAGGGTCCAACTAATGTCACCAATGCTTTATTTGTTGGTAGTACAGCAGATCTTCAGAAGATGCTGAAGGATGCTAAAAAGAAAGCAGATAAATAATCTTGGAGCATCACATATCCAATGGCATACATTCGTCACGACGAAAATAATACTCCAGTCGATCCACAACCTGGAAAGACTACAGTAAACCAATTCTCAGGTAATGAGGGTTGGACTACAGTCACGTATGAAAACTTCAACGCTGACTATCAAGCTCGCAATGATGATAACTCTGCCAGAACTCCTGGTACGTATCAGGCAAGAAACGATAATAATACTGCTAGAACTCCTGCAGCATATCAACGTCACGATGAAGACAATAACGCGGTAACTGGATAATGGCAGAAAGAATTCCTACAATGTACGGTAGATACTATACCATCAACCTTATTTGGCGTGGTAGAGAATTCACTCTGTCTGCTTTTACTCCAAAGTTACAGAAACTTCAGAGAACTGGAGCACAACGTATTGCAGAAAAGATCTATCCTGGATGTAGGGTAGTTTCATATCATGAATCTGATAAGACTACAGCACCTACATTCTTGGCAACCGAGGGAACTATGAAAACATTTAGACAGTTCCGAGAACATTGCGGTATCGCATATGATGTAGTTGGTCATCAGTGTGGTCACTGTGATGCTACTGGATACCACACTGATGGTGAGAAGTGTTCTGAGTGCAATGGCACAGGTACTCTTCTTGGTCCCAACAATGGGATGGATGATATGGAAGAAGAGAAGAATGCATATGCCATCGGTATGGCTCAGGCAATGAAGTCAACTGGTGATAAACCGCCTTTGAAAAAGAGTACAATCAAGAAGGCACACAAGATTGCAGATGCGGTAAAGAATGAAGACTGGCAGAAAAAATCTGGAAAAAACCCAGAAGGTGGACTTAACGAAAAAGGACGCAAGTCCTATGAACGTCAGAATCCAGGAAGCGATCTTAAGAGACCTTCAAAGAAAGTTGGGAACCCTCGTAGAGCGAGCTTTTGTGCGCGAATGAAAGGCATGAAGAAGAAACTTACTTCTAAGAAAACTGCTAGAGATCCAGATAGCAGAATCAATAAGTCCCTTAGAGCTTGGAATTGCTGATATGAAATCCTTCAAAGACTTTATGTCGGAGAGTGTAAATATCTCTGGCGACTTCAACGGTAA